GCCATCCCATACGCAAACATTAGTTACAACATTTGCTTGAATCATTAAATAGTTTTGAGTTGTCATATTAAATTACCATTCAAAAATTACAATACCTTGTTTACCAGAACCAGCACCGCCAGCACCGCCACAGCCACTAGCACCGCCGCCACCGCCACCGCCACCAAAACCAGCACCGCCAGCACCGCCAGCACCGCCACCGCCAGCACCGCCCGGACTACCACCGCCACCAAAACCGCCAAAACCAGCACCGCCAGCACCGCCACTACCATTAGGAATTGTAAGTCCTGCACCACCATTCCCACCAGTAGTATTTACAGTACCTCCAGTTGCGCTACCACCAGTAGTACCGCTACCACCATTGCCTGTAATATTTGAAATTGTTTGAGTACCAGATGAAACTGTAGAATTACCACCAACAGCACCTACAACTACTGACAAAGTTGCGCTAGGAGTTAAACCAGTTAAATAAGATATAGCAGTTCCACCTCCACCACCACCAGCCCCTACTGATACCGAACCTCCACTAGTTCCATTTGCTCCGCCGCCAACTACTATGACTTTAACAGCAGTAACTCCAGTAGGAATAGTAAATGTTCCGTTAGCTGTAAAGGCTTGACCTGTTACACCAGCGATGTATCCACCAGTAAAAGCGGTTGTTTGGACGGTAGCATCGTTAAATGTTATCGAAGTACCCGAAGTTGTAATTGACATTAATTGCTCCTAAATTAAGGTGTACCGCCAGCAGTTTCACTGCCAAGTGTAATAAAGTTTCCTGAAGAATCTAATGAAGCTACACTAGTTCCATTGTATTGAAAATATAGCTTGCTACCAATTTGTTGAACAGTAAAATTAGTAGTTGCTAAACTTGAAGGTGCTGGTGGAGAACCCCAAGTTCTATCACCTCTAAGATAAGTTGTAGTACTGGGAGTTCCTGATGATGCCAAACTTCCTACTGGAACTAAACCAGCACCAAGATTTGTAGGCAAATAACCAGAACATCCTGCTATAACTCCTGAACAGTTTGATAAATTTCCCGATGCTGGAGTACCTAAAATTGGATTTGTAAAAGTAGGGCTAGTTAAAGTTAAACCAGAAATAGTGGTATAAGTTTCGCCCAAAATCATAGCTGTACTACCCAAAGTAATTGGAGTAGCAAAATTAGCATCTAATTCCGATAAAGGAATTGGACTAGCCGCAGAAGCAAAAGTATATGGAATAGTCATAATTATCCTTTAAATAGCACCATACCAAGTAATTGTTGTGCTTGAATTATTTTTCCAGTCAATTACAGCAGCAGAATTATTTTGCCATGTTTTAGTTCCAGAATAAATATTTATTGTAAAAGTATATTGAAAAGGTAAATTTAATACACCAGAAGAAAAACAAGATTTTAAAATTGAAGAAATAGTTGTATTAGGTAAAGTAACAATTATTTGATACCCATTGGTATAAGTAACGCTTATTTCATAAGTATTATCTATAGGAAAATCTACTCCGTTATAACCAAAAATAAATCTTTTTAATCTTCTTTTTAACCATTGGCAAGTAAATTGAAATCCATCACCTTTATAAAAGTTCCAAGTTAAAATTCTTTTAAAAATATCATCATTTACTACATAGTAATTATTTGGGTATATTTCAGTATCTTGAGAATAAGCAATAGTGTTATATGGAACAGTATTGTAAACATTTAAAGGTGAAAATACTGATGGAGTTCCAAGGCTAGGTCTTGTAACACCATAAATACCATAAGCTGTCCAATCCAATAAAGGAGCAGATTGAACTGTATAAATGGGTAAATTTAAATTATTAGTTTCATCTAATCTAGTTTGCGATTCATTGTTATATGCAGTAAAAAATGCTTGCAAATCTTCATTGTATGGATCTTGCGTATATTGTTGATAAAGATATGCTGGTAATACTTGATTTTGCATATTAGCCTTGAACTACACTAATTAAACTATTATTTGTAATGAAATAACTTTCAGGATCACCATAAATTAATACAGTTCCTGATGTTACAGGAGTAGCAATTCCATTAATTGTTACAACATAATTAATTTTAGAAATTTGATTTACTGGCAAAATTGAAGATACAGCCATTTGAAATGCTTCTTGTAATTCAAAAGCATTAATTGGTTGACCTACTGAAATGCTATTAATATAAGCCGTAATTGCTGGAACAGCTAAAGTTGCTATAGCACTTGGATTAATTAAATTTGTAGAAATAGTATTCCAAGTAATGGTTACACCAGTAGTTTGATCAGGTGGATTTACAAAAATAATGTTATATGTATCAGGATAATCATTTACTGATACTGTTATATTTCTATTATTTGGTGTTACTACACCGCCGCTTACATAAGTTAAGCTAGTGGCATTTAATGGAATACTAAAAGTTTTTTGAGATAAAACTGTGGCTGTAAAAGTGCCATTAAATCCAGATGGGCTTACTCCTGCAATAGTTACAGTCTGACCAGTTGCATAGCCATGATTTAAACTAGTTGTTACGACTGCTGGATTTGCAGAAGTTATTCCTGTAACTGTTAAGGTAGAGCCTACCAAAATAGAAAAATCAGGAACAGAATTAAAAATAGCATTGGCTATATTATATGGATCACCGCCACCACAAATAATTTCCCATTGATTAACAGCTATATTTTTTACAGAAATTAATCTTGGTTGAACTCCAGAAACTTGAGCAAGCTGATTTTTAACTAAAGAAGGAGTGCCTTGTACAGTTACCATTCCGGCTTGCATTACTTGTGCTTGATAATCTTGAATAGATTGGGCTGTTAATCCCGGTAAACCCTCATTAGGATTTGTGCAACTTAGGGTAAACCCTGATGGAACAGAAGTAATGATTTGAGTAACAGTTCCTGCTGGAATAGCCCAAGATCCAGCTACAGTTGCCAAACAGTAAAGTGGGGAGCTTTGCCCAGAAGTTGCAATAATTCCACCATCCTGAACGGTATATTGGTAAGTACCATCAGAAACAGTAAATCCAACAGGAATAACAAACCCAGCAAGCCCAGTAAAAACAACATAAACAGAAGTGTTAGAACCTTGACCTTGTTGAACGCCATAGACTTGCCCCAATTGATAAAGAATTGAAGGGTTAGCAGTTGCAGGACTAATAGAATTAACCAAATCCACAAAAGCCTGATCTTGAATTACAACAGCACCAGCGGCTGTAGAAGCCATATCTTCAACCAAAGAACCGGGCAAATTAGCTGTTAAACCGGGGGCTAAAGCTGTTGCCGCTGCAATTTCAGCATTTAGCAAATCGGTTGGTGATGCTGGTATTGCTCCAGCAGAGGTAATTTGTGCCATTAGCTTGCCACCACAGTAGAAATTGTTGTTCCGTTCTGGAATACAGCATTGATATTATAAGTTGGGTTTAATGTATTTTGTTGTTTTAAAACTGTCAAGCTTGCAAAATATGGAGCAAATTGGGTTTGAGTTCTATTAACAGCTAAATCAGGTGGAATTTGAGTAGCTACAGAGTTTTGCGCTGGAATTCCATAATTGGCATAAAAAGGGCTTTCTCCCTGATTTAACCTTAAAGTTTGAGCCAAAGTAGCCAACCATACATAACTTGTATTTGTTACTTCTACCCATTGTTGAGTGTTTGGATCTACGCCATAAGTTCTCATATTGGTACTCCTGTATTACTTCCGCCTGTTTGAACCCCTGAGTGTTCATGAGTGCTTCCGACATTTTTACCATTATTAGTCAAATTGCCAGTATTAGCAAAATTACCTGTTTGACTAATATCCCCTGTAATTTGCATAGTAGCTCCTGTTCCACCGCTAATATGAAAGCCATTATCACCAGTAATAGATCCATGAACCAATAGATTTCCAGTAATAGTAACTCCAGAGTTATCTATTACCATTTGAGTGCTACCATGAACTACAGTTACGCTTGTAGGATTTAATGTAACAGTAGTATTGTTATTGGTATCCCTAAGAACCACTCCATTTGGAGCATTGATATTAACTGCATTAGGATCTACAGATTCCCAATTAGCATTTCCTATAGGAACAAAAACTAAAGCTCCCAAATTGCTTGGCAAAGCAATTGGAGCAGGGTTATTAGGGTTAGTACCTAGTCCTGTAATGCCGCCCAATCTAGTGCTTGCAGGAATACAAATTCCATAGTCACCAACTTGTACAGGCAATCTTATATAAGTGCTTTCTGCAATAGGACAAGTTACTGGCGGAAGGGTAATAGAACTTCCAGTATTTACTTGAAAATTAACTGTGACTATTGCTCCATCTACTTTTGTTACATAGCATGGATAAACTTGACCTAAAAGCTGTAAATTGTCATCAACTTTTTTTTGTGTAAAGTTGGTTAAAGATATTGCTAAAGGGGTTTTTTGAGATATTGTCATGCTGGCAACTCAATTCCAGATGGTAATGGATTAGGAATTACACAATCAATAATCGTACACCAGCTATTTGCATCTGCTTGCCTACTATTGCCATTATGACGAACTTTATTTACTAAAAAAATACCTTGGAAAGACACATTATTTCTATTTTGAGAAAAATTATTAATTGAATTGGTTATAGGGCTTCCTTTAGGGAAAACCACATAATCTCCAACAGTAATATCTGATCTTAATACTAATTTAGCTTGAATAGTGGCAATATTTAACCAAGTCAAATTTCCAATAATATCTGTAAATTTAATGTTGCTGTTTACTTTAGGTGATTCTTGTGAACCATCACTTAATACAAATTCACCATTGCTAACAAGAATAGATACACCTTGATAGTCTGGATCTTGATTTGCTTGTTTACTAATATTATTGATAAATTGATTAAATTGAACTAAATTTTCATACCATCCGGGTTGAGTTTCCGTAAACTTTAATTCTGTGCTAATTTCATTATTAACAGTTATTCCCGGAAAAGCGGCATTTAAAGAGTTAGTAATGGCGTTTTGTAAAAGATTTCCTTGCTCCCAATTAAATGGAATATTTTGTGTAAGAAGATTGGGAGATCCTAAATAGGAAGTAAAAACAATATCTAAAGTAATTTCTGTTCCTTGCCAATTAGCAAAGGATTGCAAAATACTACCTTTTACTACAAGCCCAGCTAAATTAGGATTTGCAAAAGGAAGTCCTTTTGACATACCTAATTTAACTTCAATTATTGGTGCATTTTGACCATAAGAATTTGGATTTAAATTGGCAATCTGTGAAATGTCTGTATAGGGTATTCCCCATATCCTGACAATACTGTTCATCTGAGTTTCATGATATTTTTGACTATAAATATCAAAAAAAACTTTTAATGCAGAGCCATTATTTCCCCCACTATTAGTCAATGAAGTATAGACAATAGGAGATCCATTTTGAGGGGTTATGGTGATTTCGTAGTATCGCATTATGGACTTACTTCAAAATTTCCTGTGCTAACTCTGTACACCAATGTAGAGGTCTGAAAGTACCCAAAAATTAAATTAATATCAAAATTGTCTGGAGATCCAATAACTGGATTAGTAACAATTAAATTTCCAAAATTATCATAAATGTTTATGTAATATCTTGGAGCGTAAACATTCCAAGTACATATAGCTACATAAGTTTGTCCATCTAATGTTGGATTAAACTGAAAATTACCTGTACCAGTTGTAATAAAAGGATATGTTGTCATGTGCCTATATTTTCCCCATTTGCCCCAACATATCCATTAGGATCATAAGGGTTTACACCAACAGCAGGCGTATTGTTCCAAGTTACAGTAGTTTGTGATCCACTTTGAACTCTATTCATAAAAGTTCCCAAAGTTTGAACTGCTCCAGTTTCTGTAATTAATGGTTGAGTAAAATCCCATTGAAATAAATATTGAACTTGTTTATCGCTTGGTGGAGTTACATCTTTAATGCCAGTTAACAAACAATTTTCATAAGCATAAGCAGGGGTTAAAACAGTAAAGCTACCGCCTTGCAAAATATGATTTTGAATAGCATTTTGTAAAGCAGTCAAAATTGATATTTTTATTGGGTATCCACCATTAGTTTGTGCAGGACAAATCATCAACATACTAATGTTTAATGGCATTTGAATTACTGCATTTGCCGCCATTTGTAAATTTAAAAATGGATACTCAGCGATTTGCCATGATGCTAAAGAACCACCTGATAATGGTTTGTATTGAGCAAATAAACCACCATTTTGTTCAATTGGTAAATTTAATAATTGGGTAAACAATGATATTGGCATTGTATTTCCCGGCAAAAATTGCGCTATTCCATTGTTTAAAAAAATAGGCGAATCTTGATAAGTTAATTCAAATAAATTTTGCGCTGTGGTAGTCATATTTTATTGCATAGGAACTGTATTTAAAACAGTTTGCCCACCTGTATCATTTTGAATTATTAATTTTTGTCCTGTAGCGTGTTCAACATATTTTCTTGTTTCACTAGGTAAAGTTTTAGCACCTTTTTCATGATGCAAGTATTTATCTAAATTACCTTGACCCCAGTTATATGCCGCAAAAGCTTCTGCTACATTTCCAGAATAATGTTTTAAAAGGGAAGCAAAATAAGCTGCCGCTGCTTTATCAGATTGAAAAAAGTCTTGAGGGTTAGTAACCCCATAATCGGATCGAACTTCTAGACCAAGTTGAAATTTACCCATAGCTCCACTGCTACTTACAGAATTTGGAGAACTATGTTCGGCTTTTAAAATTCTTGACAATGTTCCTGCTGGCAAACCATATTGCAACTCTAGGGCTGCCATATCAGCTTTTTGTTTGTCATTTACGCCTGCCATACCAGCATTGCGAGGATTTATAGTTCCAGTTTTAAGCCAATCTTGAATTTGTCCTGCCGCAGCAGCTTGACCACGAGGAAGATTTTTGTTCCTAGTAGTTTGGGCATCAGCTTCTTTTGTTTTTTCTTCTGGAGTGGTTTTAATTAAACCAAACCATTTTGCTACTCTAATTACTTGTTTTCCAAGTGATTCAAGAGCATCTATAAATTGCTCTGTATCTTTTTCAAAATCAGGGCTTGCTAACCATGCTCCCAATTTATCTATAAGTAATTCAGCTACTTTAGTAATATTTTCACGCAACTTATCTAATTTAGGTTCTAAAGCTACTAAATTTTTAATAAGTGAATTTTCTATTTGATTTCCAGAAAGCTTTAAGTGATACCAAAAATCTTGCCATGCTCTGCTTGTTGCATCATCTAACTTTAGTAATTCTTGATCTCTTTTGAATTCTTCTATTGTTTTATGTAATTCTTCTCTTGAAAGACTAGACAATCTTCTTAATTCATCCATGCTAAATACTTGGGTAAGCCCCATTGCTTCAGCATATTGTTGAGTTTTTCCACCAGCTTTAAATTGATTTACTGCATTTTGAATAATAGTTGGCAACATTTCAGCAGGATTTTGTCCTTGCTGACCGCCTAATCTTCCTAAAATTTGTCTGCGACTTAAATCAGATTGAATTTCTGCAATATTGGCTAAAGTTTGATCTGGATTTATATATCTTCCAAAGGTAACATTAGCACCTCTAATTTGACCTGTTGACACTCCTAGACCTTGCGCCTGCCTTCTGTAATCACTTGCAGATGAAGCTAGTCCACCAAACCCAAATCCACCACCTATAGCACCTAAAGCAAGCCATTTAGCGGCAGAAACAGCCGCAGAAGCCATACTGGTAGCAATTCCAGCGGCTAATCCTGCGGCACCTTGTAATGCGCTAAAGCCATCTTTTAAAGCTTTATTTAAATCTTTTTGCCTTTTCTCAGCTTCGGCAATTTGTTTATTAAATTTCTCCCATTGTTTATTTTGATCCGCAAGAGATTTTTTATATTTTTCAAAAGCAGCTTGAAAAGCTTTAAACTTTTCATCTAAAACATCTATTTCGATAACTGATTTTACTGCCATGTTATTTTCCTAAATCAAAATAGAGTTTTGCTCTTAATTGCTTTTAATAAATGCCTTTGGCGGTATTCTGAAGAATCTTCCCATGCACCGCCAACTTCTTTCATCAATGTACCAAACTCTTGATAGCTTAACAAATCTAAGACACTATGGATGATTCCTTCACCTTCTTGCCAGTATTTTCTTTCTTGGTCAATATCGGTAAACCACTCTGATATTCCGTAGAATCTAAAGATGTAAGCTCCCAACTTCTTAATGCTCCTGCCATCTCCAAGAAAGAATTTTTCAGATCCTTCGGAGCAACCTTGGAGATTGCTGTAAAAAAAACTAATGAACTCAATGCTTCAGCTTCTTCATCTTCATTCAAAATACCTCTTTTTACAGCCACATCAAAAGGAACAGTTTCCCATCCTTGCTCGCCACTAACAACTACATTTGTTAGTCTAATAATTTCATTTATTAAGCCAAACTTAACACCGCCTGCACCATCCCAGTTGCCAGCCTTTTGTGCTATTGACTTCAGAGCAGGGTAGGCTAACTGGGGGGCAGATAAAGCTAAATGCGCTTGATTAATGCTATCAAAACATTGACTAAACACTTTTCCTAATTCTAAATAAAACTGTTCAAATACAGATCGACTGATAGAAGTGGAGTGAATGTGTACTAAACCATTTTCTTCAGTCTGTACCTGCATCACAAGGGACAGATTCCGATCAATTTTCAATTTTTATTCCTTCATTAAGATGCTGCAAATAGAGTTGAGTTAATGTTGTATACACCACGCAAGCGAACTACTAAACCAGCTTGATTACCATCAAAAGCGGTTTCTTGAACACTCATCAAAACACAGTTATTTAATTGAAATGGTGACAAAACTTGAGTATCTGGGTAAACAGTTACAGATCCTAAAGTAGTGTTGGTTTCAATTTGTGTCTTATAAGCATTACCAAGAGCCTGAGTTCTTAGCAAGTGCATGGTGACAGTTCCATAAATATATGGCTCTGGGCTTGTTACAGCACCAGTTAAAGTGCCAATAAGTAGGGAAGTATCACCATCAAAAGACAAACTAATTGCTTCTCTTGATAGATAACCTGCTGTTACATTCAATTGAGTGTAATTAGCATAGACTACGCTGGCTAGTAGTCTATTTAATGTACCTTGTTGGATTTGTTGATTTGCCATTATTTATTCTCCTTAAACTGGAATGTTAGATGCAGTTAAGTAGATAGTAATGGAACTGAATCCACGCAACGGAACAAATGTCAGGCTTAAACCGTTATAAGTGCCAGTTGCATAATCTCCCGGATGTTGCGCTATATAAGTAGTAAATGGAATTGCATTTACAGTTGCAGGAGATAGAATCAATCCAAACGAAATACCATTATTAACTGTTGCTTGGGCTACTTTTTGCAAAGTATTAATACCAGCTTGGTTATAGTACAAAGGATTAGTTGGTAAATTAGAACCATTAATAACAGCCGCAGATAAAGCTAAATCCACATTAATTGCAAGCCAATCTACACAATACCAGTAATTAAATGGGCTTAAATCCATGTAAGCACCAGTTTGAATCAATGTATTGCTAATTCCGCCTTGTGCTCCTGTACCAATCCAGTTAACGCCAGCCGCAGCCAAAGTTGTTTGTTGAGCATTGGTTAATGTATAAGGAGTTACAGCATATACATAGGTATATTGAAATGGATGGGCTAAATTGCTAGTGCTTGGGTTATAAGCCAAAGCTGACCAAAAAATAGCCGCTGCACTAAACTCAGTAGATGGAGCAGTAGGGCTTGGCAATGTTACTAAAGCTGATTTAATTCCAGCCCAACCAGAATAAGTTGCCAATGTTGACGACACATAGAAATATACTTGTGCAGTAGTTCCTGTAAATGTTTTTGCCATTGTTTGAGTGGCAGCCACATCCCATGCTTTAGGCAATAAATAACTGTAAAACTGTGGGGTTGCAGAAGAAGTGGTATTTCCCACATTGGAATTGATATAAGTTTGCAAGGCTGTTACACCATTAGCAACAGTATCAATACCTAATTCCAAAATATAAACAGGAACAGTAGAGCCTTGTGCAAAGAATGTAGTAGTCATAGCTACTAATTCAGGAACATCTTCAACAGTAAAGAAACCTGAAGTTGTTACAGCAGTACCGGGATTGCTTACAACAGCGTAAGTAAGGGTATTTGTTCCAGTTGAAGTAACTGCAAAAGTACCATTATATCCATTAGAAGTGCTTCCACTAACAGTAATTCCAGCAATAATTCCTTGAATAGTGTCACCAGAAGGAACACCATGAGCAGTTGTAGTAGTTACTGTTACAGTTCCACCTGTCCAAGATGCTGAAGAAATAGCAGTTGAACTTCTAAGAACAGAAGTCAAATCTGAAAGCTGGGTCAACAGTTTTGTTGTTCCAGCCGCTAAAGTTGTACCGCCTTGGGAAACAAATGCACCTGTCTGCTGTAGCTGACTTGGCGTACTTGCCACCTGTTGGGTGACAACGACATTTACAATATTTGGCATGGTTGCCCCCTAATTAGATGTAGCTAACAGCGATAGTATTGCCTGTACCAGCTTTAATGACAATGCCATTAGAAACAGGGAAGTCAATGTTGTATACACCAACAGTATTTGGGATCACAGCAATTTCATTTGCTGTTGCAGCACCACCAATAGTTGCAGCATCATTTACTGATCCAGCAACAGAGCCAGCAACTAAAACGCTAATTGTAGCGACACGACCAGCAGTTGCTTTAACTAAAGTATCAGCAGTAATGTTGAAAAAAGTCTTTTGACTTTGGGCTGTTAATAAAGCACCATTTTGAACGGTTGGGTTGGTAACGATTGCCATTTGTAACTCCTTTTATACACTTAGGTTGAGATAAACACATCTTACTACTTAATTTTAACTTGGAATAGTACTTGGTGTAAGGGTAATTAATGCGTGTTGAATTAATTCTCTTGCAATATTATTTACTGTAGTTTGAAAATAACTAACCTCAAAAGTAATTGTTTTCTTTTGGGCAATAATAGTTAATTCAGGCTGAGTAACCTTATCATCCTGCATAACAGGCATATTCATTAAACCAATATTTCCTGTATTTCTGCTGTAATCCAAGATGTAATTGACAAAATTCAAAGCATCATGATTTCTAACGCCAAAAAGTTCAATTTTTACTGTATCTTTTACCAATTGATACGGATTTGATTCAGGATCAAGCAAAGGAAAGTCCTGCAAAGCTGTTGTTTGCCTAGGGTCTATATCCACAGAAGCATACACAGGTGGCAAGTTTTGTTCCACTAAATATGACGGATACATAGGGAAAAACTGGTTTAAACCAAGCCAAATAGGAAGGCTATTGGACACAATTACGCTAGTAGTATCAAACCCTGTCATTGAATCAATAACTTGAGTATTCATTATTGAATAGAGGGTATCTCCACGATAATGATATAAATCAGCCTGTTTATAGTAGTTTTCTCTACGGCTAAAGCCATATTTATAGCCTTGATAATTGGCTATATATAAAAACTGTGGGTTTACAAGGTTAAAGTCTTGTATTGGTTGTAAAGAAGTAAAGATTACATGGTTGTAAACAGTAGTTCTTTCAGCCAATTGGTGCATTTCTTGATGCACATGGAATGAACCTTTAGCAATAATTTGTTTTGGTGGCACTCCAGTTGGATAATTGTTGTAGAGCAGTTTGTTATATTGCGATGCGTTATAAAGTGCTGAATCAGTCAAAAGACTAGCATTTACCCAAAAAACATACCCATCCAAAGGCAATACAAGCTTCACATAGAGCGTAAAAGTAACTTCCTCATAGTTGGATATAGTTTCTACGCCTTGAGCTAATCCAGCGCCAAGTTGCGGTTTTGCTCCTGCTGCTTCGACTGCGGATGCCATTATTCAATCCATCCTTTTAAAGAACGCTCAAAAATTCCGGTATCAATGAAAGATGGACGGCGAACGCCTGTGACCACTTTTTGAAATTTTTGACCTTTTCGTACTCTTTTAGGTGCTTTTCCGCTTGCGGTGCGAGTGTTTATGCCTTCTAACGCCGCTTTAGTTGGAATACCTTCTTCACCATATCTTCCTGCCACTCGTTCAATTTCTTGACTTGTTAAAAAGTTGTGCATTTTATCGGTAATTGTTTCGCCACTAACCGCAAAAACAGAATTTACAGATACAGACATCCCTTTTTCAATCATTTCCATGCCGATTGCAGCATCTTTAACAATTAAATCGGCAATGTCTTGTTGATGAGCGTTATAAAACATCGAAAAAAGACCATATCTTTTTTCAAGGTCTTGTCCTACGGTATAGGTGGTGCCTTCAATTTCAGGCACATCTATAACGCCTAAATGAAGCTTAATCAACTTAAACCCCAGAGTGTGCCAAGTTGTTGCATGTAAGACAATGCCACGCGCCCGTATGGGTCTTTAATGCGTTGTAGATCCAACAAACTCAGATCACGCAACCCATGACCTACGGCAAGTGCTTCGTTAGTGCTTACGTCGCCCGCAGATGTAACTACACCGGCAATAAAGTTATTAATGCCAAATTGAGCGCGTAGGGTAGTGAAATAACTTTGTCCGGGGTAGTCTTGTTGAAACTGTAAAAGTTGACTTCCAGCCCAGTTATAGACTGTTAACGTATAAATATCAGGTACAACCGACGCAAAATCGGTTGGAACGATGTCCAACGCTAATACATACGCATAATTCCAGCCCGGGTCGTCTGGTGACATTGCTGTGGTGGGTATACCCATGACGGCTTGCGCCCACGCAATAAAGCCGTTTAACGAGGGTGGCGAAACAATTGGATCAGCCATAGAACCATCCTAGAAAGATTTTCTATATTCTAAATGAAAAAGCCCCGCAAGGGGGCTATTTATTATCCTTTTCTTGGTCTACCACGTCCTTTTGGTGCTTCACCTTCGTGAATCACTTCAATTTTTTGGTCAAACTTTTCGGATTGATCTGCGGCATTCTTTTTATCTTCCGTAATTTCAAATTCAATACCGCCTTTTTGCTTGATCCCCATTTCTTGCGCTTTCATAGAAATGATCTGATCTTGAGCTGCGGCAGTAATACTACGAGCTTCTTGGGCGCGGTCAATGTTTTCTTGATCTGATTGGCTAATACCCGCTTCGATCGCTTCAACATTAATTGGTTTTCCGATGCGATAGCATAATCCGCCAAAGCCTTTTTTAACTTTAGTGACTTCCATCATTCCATACAGTTCATGTTGTTTAATGATGGTGTCCACTTCCGGTTGGCTTTGGGATAACTTAATTTGTGCGCCAGCGCGAATTTTGTGCGAAAACGGTCTAATGTTTTCAGGCAACATATATGTGAACAAAAAGTCCTGTTTACTGCAATTTGCTATAAATAATTCCATTATTTTCCCCTAGTATGGGTGGGGAACCGATGATGCGGGGTCTTTTGAACCCCCGGCTCCCCATAAAGAATGTTCCCAGCATCACTTGGGTTCTCATATATTAACAAAAAACCACCCCGAAGGGTGGTTAAAATCCTCACGAGATTTTATTAATAGGCAGCCGAAATAATCGTCATACCTTCTGGACGGATACCCCAACCAGAGGTGCTACGCATTGTGTAGAGGGTAGTAATACCACCGTCTGGCAATGGAGTAGGAATCTCTGTAGGTGCAGCCACGTCGCAGAGCATCAAAGATGTTGCAGTTGTATTTGGTGTCAATTCAGCAAATACGTTGGTGTTGATGCGA